TGAAATATTAAGTACTAGTAATTTACTCTTATCTGAAATATCGAGTACTAGTAATTTACTAGCATCTGAAATATCGAGTACTAGTAATTTACTAGCATCTGAAATATCGAGTACTAGTAATTTACTCTCATCTAAAATATCGAGTACTAGTAATTTACTCTCATCTGAAATATCGAGTACTAGTAATTTACTAGCATCTAAAATATCGAGTACTAGTAATTTACTAGCATCTGAAATATCGAGTACTAGTAATTTACTATATTCAAAAATATTAGATAGTATTGGATTATCGGAAGAAATATTGGCTGCTAATAATTTAACTATTTTTGAAAGCATACTTCCGGAGATATCGAGTACTAGTAATTTACTAGCATCTGAAATATCGAGTACTAGCAATTTACTCTCATCTAAAATATCTAGTTTAAATGCTGATAATATTGCATCTGGAACGCAAAAAAAATTTATTATAAATGATATATATGATGGTAATTTAACAATTAATAATAATTTGACAGTTCATGGTTTATCTACTACACTTAATACCGATGTATATACTACAGAAAGATTAGAAATATCAAACACAAATCTAACAAGTACAGCGCTTGAAGTTAATCAAATAAATAATGCTACTAAAATATTAAGTGCTTTTACTACAGGTGCTAATAAAAATGAAATATTTACAATAACTACAAATGGTAGAGTTGGTATTAATAAAACAATTCCTGAATATAATTTGGATATAACCGGTGATATTAGAATTACAGGCGATTTATATAAAGGTACAGAAAAATTTAAAGCATCAAATTGGACATCAAATATAAATGGGATATTATCATATTCTAATGTTGCCATAGGTAAGGAATTAGTAGCAAATTCTACTAATAAATTAGAAGTTGGCGGAAATCTTAACATATCCACAGGTAGTAAATATAAAATAAATAATGTTAATTTAGCATTTAGCGATTTAGGGGGTACATTATCATATAATTCTTTAACTGATAAATTAACACAAGGAACTAATATAAGTATCGTTGGTAATGTTATTAATAATACTTATTCATTACCAATTGCTACAACTGGAACAATTGGAGGTGTTAAAGTTGATGGAAGTACTATAACAATTAACTCAAGTACAGGTGTTATATCAGGTGCTAATACTTATGTATTAGTACAGGCAGGTACTGGTTCTGGTGGGATGCTGGGAGGTGTTAAAGTTGATGGAAGTACTATAACAATTAACTCAAGTACAGGTGTTATATCAGGTGTTAATCCTTATGTATTACCACAGGCAGGCATTGGTAGTGGTGGAACATTAGGCGGTGTTAGAATTGATAATAGTACTATTATTATGAATGGTTCAGGCGTTATATCTAGTGCTAATAATACTTATGTATTAGTACAGGCAGGCATTGGTAGTGGTGGGATGCTGGGAGGTGTTAAAGTTGATGGTACTACTATAACTATTAATTCAAGCACCGGAGTTATATCTGGTTCTTCTACATATTCTCTTCCTATCGCAACAACAACAGTTTTAGGCGGTGTTAAAGTTGATGGTACTACTATAACTATTAATTCAAGCACCGGAGTTATATCTGGCGCGTCTACATATTCTCTTCCTATCGCAACAACAACAGTTTTAGGCGGTGTTAAAGTTGATGGAAGTACTATAACAATTAACTCAAGTACAGGCGTTATATCAGGTGCTACTGCTTATGTATTACAACAGGCAGGTACTGGTTCTGGTGGGATGCTGGGAGGTGTTAAAGTTGATGGAAGTACTATTACTATAAATGGTGCAGGTGTAATATCATCAGTTCAAACACAGGCAGATTGGAATAATAGCGATACTTCATCAAGAGCATTTATACAGAATAAACCCACTATTATAAACTCTAAATGGACTGCAAGCGGAACAAATATTTATTATAATAGCGGTAATGTAGGTATAGGCACGGGAACGAATGCAGCAGGGGTACTTTTAGATGTTAATGGAATTATTGAAAGTAGAACGAGTATTGGTGCGAATAACTCATTTTATTTTAAAGGTGTAGTAAACTCTGATATTAATAGAGTTATAACAGCGGGGACATTTTCAACAGGGTCAGAGGTTAATGATACTATTATTAGAAGTAATAATAAATTAGTTTTACAATGTGGTGCAGGAGCACCCGGGATAGTTATAACTCCAGCTTCAAATAGTGTAGGTATTGGAACGACTAACCCTGGTGGTAGATTACATATACATACAGTAAACTCTACTATTTCACAAAATGTTAATTTACAGTTTACAGATACATTAACGGGTACAACAGGAAGCGATGGATTTATTATAGGGAAAGGGTCTGATAATACGGCCTATATTTATAATAATGAAGAGACACCTATGACTTTTGCTACAAATGGAGCTGAAAGAATGAGAATAACAAGTATAGGTAATGTACTTATAGGAGGCACGCAAACGAATACAACATATAAATTAGAAGTAGAAGGTAGTATCAATATTTCTAGTGGAAATAAATATAAGATAAATGGGGTAAATTTATCATTCAATGATATAGAAGGCAGTATTCCAGGAAGTAGTCAATGGACAACATTAAATAACAATATATATTATAATGACGGTAATGTAGGAATAAATATTATAGACCCTATAGAAAGATTAGATGTAAATGGTAATATTAGATCTTCTGGTTCAATTAGTTCATTCACAAGTTTTTCTGACGAAAGATTAAAAGATAGAGAGGGAAATATAGAGAATCCTATTGATATTGTAGAGAAATTACAAGGATTCTATTATAGACCTAATAAAACCGCAAATAATTTAGGAATTCAAGGAAATAAAAGAGAATTGGGCATTAGTGCGCAAGATGTACAAAAAATATTACCAGAATTGGTTAATATTGCCCCTGCAGATATAGCGTATGATGAAGAAAAAAATATAATATCAAAAACAGGAAGTAATTATCTAACTGTTAATTATGAAAAAATGATACCATTATTAATTGAATCAATAAAAGAATTAAATAAAAATATAAATGATTTAAAGAAAGAAAATATAGAATTGCGCGATTTAATCAAATCTCAATAAACATTTAGTTCTTATTATATCGTGGTCATTATAAGCAACCGCTTTACATTTACATACATTATTATCTATCATTTTTTTATATATTATATCATAATTATTAATTGCGTAATTTATAATATTATTGTTGAAAATCCAGCGAAAAAAGTTCAATTGTCCAACAGTCGTTTCTATGTACTCTGTTTTATCGTCGCTAATAAAAAAGGTTATACGATGATGTCTCCTGAAAGAATCAAAATTAAATTTACTATAAGATTTTAACTGCGCGCGGTAATCTTGATATAGGTTGATTTTTCTAATATTGCCCTTTATATTATCCGGAGGGAATTCCGTATATATATTTTTGTTATCATCAATCCAATAATATATATTATTACTTTTCGCATAATGCGTTACTAACCATTCAATTATTCGCAGAGATAATTTGTGCTTTCCTATGATAATATTTTTTAATATTATTTTGTATTCAACATTTTTATTATAAAAATCAGTTAGAGATTTTAAAAGTAGATTTTGTCCTAAATCACACATTTAAATCTTTATATATTATATTTCTTATGTCATTTTCCTTATGTGCGTTTTTATAATTATAAGAAAGTAAAAATAATTTAATATGATATCGAACTACCAATTTCGAGTGTATTTTGGCGCAAATCTGGTTCTATAGTACTAATCATCCAAGGACTTACGGCATTTTGCGGGTTAGGTATTTCGGAGCGTAATTGTAAATTGGCATTTCTTAATGATTGACCAACTGTGTTAACACCTACATGATATCCAGCAGTTAAATAGTTCTGGTCGCTAATATTACCGCTACCAGAAGGGTTTATTTTTGCCCATTTACTATCCGCGGCATCTTTAGGTAATAAATCGTCTGCGGTTAATCTATCGCGGGGAAAACAAGATTGTGCGGCTTGATCAGATGAACCGAAGGATGAATAAGAACCACTGCCTCCTCCACCCATATTAGAAACAGGTTGGAAACTAGAATCGCCGTTTGATGAACCGGTGATACCCATTGAAGATTCCGTTCTAGAATTTTGATTTTGAGACATTGCTTGATTTGCTCTATTAGACCATTGAGGAGATACTTCATTAGACATTTTAACGGACGCTAAATCCGACATTCCCTCTACAGTCATTCCCTCTCGTGTCATTCCCTCTACAGTCATTCCCTCGCCAGATATAAATTTATCTTTTTGCGTAGGAACGGAAGGAATAGCGGGAGGTTGCGCTTGAGTAAATTGTTCAAAATAGAAGGGTTCCGGTGTTTTTGAATAATTACCTAAATGATTGCGAGTTTGCGAACTTTGCATCATTGGGCCATTGTGGGATTGGTTGCATTTGGAATTGTATGTTAATAATAATAGTAAGGAGAGTAGCAATAGTATTGCTATTGAAAAAGATACAACAACGTTTTTATTAGTACCCATATTAATTCTACTTATATATCTATTATTTACATTAGATTATATTTAAAAATATTTTTAAATATATATTTATTTTATATTTTCTTCTTGAGTTAATATTAATGTATTCAATTTACTCAAACAATAGTTTATATTATTATTTGTCGATTCAGAGTCTTTCTTTAAATTATCTAATAATTCATCTATAGTTTTCATATTATTCCTAATATTATCTATATTTTTACCAAGTTCGGTAATTTTGTCATTACATTTCTTTTTAATATTATATATTCTATGTTGAAAATTTTCTATTAGTTCTTCGTTACTAACAGTATTATCATCGTCATTTATATTTGAAATATCTATAGTTCTTATTATCCATTTATTTGACGTAGATTCGCTATATATATATAGTCCGTAATATTCTATAGTAATATTAACAAAAGATTTATTAGGGCTATTATCAGGGTTATTATCGGCTATTAATATATTAACGATATCTTCAATATCTTCGAGGGCTTTATTATTATAAACCATATTTCTAATCTGTTTATTTGTTAATATAACGCTCATAGTTTTTGTTTGATTACAAAATGATTTATTATATAGTTCCGTTATTTCTCTAATATCAAATTGCCTATTAAACCATTTTAATGAATTACTTTCAATAGATTTCATTATTTCCTTATCAAACAGAACAAGGTCCTGTATTATATCGGAATTATTAGACGGCGATATATATATATTAAAAGTATAACCGGTATTATTAGTCAATTTATTAATAGATTTGATTTTAACATCTACTATATTTTTAACGGGCGGATTTTTATATATTGATATAAGTTTTTTGTCCTTCCTAATAGGTTCTAGCAACATTTTATAATATAATAAATTATTATTATTGTTTTTAAATATATGCGGTAAAAATAATTTAATACTATGATTTAAGCAAGTATATAAGGTGTTTTATTAATAATATTGCTCGGTTTATCAGTAATAAATAGATTAAAGTTAGGATACGTGTATTTTAATACATTTAATAAAATAGTATCTAATATTATGTTTTGCGTATCGCCATTTTTATTGTCGCTATCGTATTCTGTCATAAGTATTTCTCTAACAAATGTCATAGTATCATTAAATTTATCACTGGGTAAATCGGGGAAAAATCCCCAACCGTCTTTTTCATTAATGAATGAATTAATTATTTTCATATAATCATTTAGTGATTTTTTGTTATATTTTTTATATGATTTTGTCGCATATCCATAATCGTATATCATTATATTATACTCGCATGCTTTCAAATAATAACTCTTACTTTTATATTTATAATGATAATAACCTACTTCTTTGTTCTTTTGATATAAAAAGTTTCCATAATGTGTGTCATTATGATAATATCCTGTTAAATTGTGAAAAGAAACAATAGATAAAAATGTTTGAATAAATATGTTATACATTAGTTCGTCATTGGCGACAATCTTTCTATCCTCCATAAGCATCTTTAAATCTCCGTGCGCCAATTCATTAATAGAAACGAGTCTTTTATCTCTTGATACCTGACTGCCTAAAGGATGCTTCATCATTTCTAATATACTCATTGGAGGACATACAAAATGCTTATACATTATAAGAAAATGTTTGGATTTTTTCTGCGAAATAATCTTTTCTGTTAAATTTTTCATAATCTTAATCTCTCTATGATTATCCTTAAGAATTGGTGTTATTTTAGATGCCAATAAATTGCCACCCAATACATTCTTAAGAACAGTAAGATATATAACGCCACCTACACTTCCGGTCCCTATCTTCTTAATTAAATATAATTTATCACCGATAGTATATTTTACAGATTTTATTTTACTATATTTAATACATTCGTTATTTTTTATGCCCTTAATATAATTTATAAGATAATTATAATATTTTACACGATTATCAAGTGTATATTTCTCGTCAACCGCGTACTTCTTAAAAAACTTTTGAATTTTTTGAATCGCCTTATCAGTTATAAAAGGGGTCGGAGATTTCTTTAAATTAGGTTTTACTGATATCTCATCTATTATAGATTTGGTTTCTATCGATAAAGAATTATATACTTTACTATTTCTAGTTGAATTAGGTGTAGATTTTGAAGACGACCTTGATATTTTCGATGTAGGCGTATAATATTTGCTCGATTTGGATTTAGTTATACTACTGTTTTCTCTTGATAACGGTGGCGTATAATATTTGCTAGTATTACTAGTATTACTAGTTTTTGAAGCAGATTTTTTAGGAGAATCTTTTTTAATTAAACCTTCGATATAATTCATATCTTTTATACTTTATGGATAATATAAAAAATTTAAAGTCTAAAAATGATATAATTTATCCAATTATATAAGGGGTTTTATTAATAATATTATTAGGTTTATTCGTCGTAAATATTTTAAGATTTCCAAATCTTAATATAATTTTATTAAATATTAAATCTTCTATTATATTGTTTTTACCTCCGTGATAAAATTCCTTAACAAGTTCCTCTCTAACATAAATCATTTCGCCATTAATTTTATTACTAGGTAAATCAGTATATTCTCCCCATCCATAATCTGAATTCATAAAAGCATTTATTATTCTCATGTAATCAAGTATTGCTTTTTTATTAGATTTTTTCTTAAATTTTGTCGCATATCCAAAATCATATATCATTATGTTATATTCGCATGCTTTCAAATAATAACTCGTGCTTTTAAATACATAATGGTAATAACCTTCTTCTTTGTTCTTTTGGTATAAAAAGTTGCCATGATGTGCGTCATCGTGGTAATATTTAGCAAGATTATGGAAAGAAGTTATAGATAAAAATGTTTGAATAAATATGTTATACATTAGTTCGTCATTGGCGATAACATTTCTATCTGCCATAAGCATCTTTAAATCTCCGTGCGCCAATTCATTGATAGCAATGAGCCTTTTATTATCAGAAACTTGTATTCCTAATTTATTTTTAGGACACACGAAGAATTTATACATCATGAGAAAATGTCTAGATTTTTTCTGTGAAATAACATTATCAGTTAAATTTCTCATAATGTTAATTTCCTTATAATTATCTTTTAAAATAGGTGTTATTTTAGACGCTAACAAATTGCCACCTAATACATTCTTAACTACTGTAAGATAAATAACGCCATTTATACTTTCAGTTCCTATCTTCTTAATTAAAAATAATTTATCGGCAATAGTGTATTTCGTAACATTATCTTCTGTATACTTCTTAACACATTCATTTTTATCTATATCTTTAATATAATTTATAAGATAATTATAATATTTGACACGATTATCTAGAGTATATTTATCTTTTACAGCAAATTTCTTAAAAAACTTTTGAATTTTTTGAACTCTTTTATCTGTTATGAAAAGATTCGAAGATTTTTTTAATTTAGGTTTTTTAGATACATTATCAATTGCGCTTTTACTTTGTTTTGATACGGGTCTATTAATTTCATTATTTATGCTGCTAACATGAGACCGCGATTTAGATTTTAAAAGAATCTTATTTTTAGGAGAATAATTTTTATCAACCATTTTTTTTATTTTAATATAATCAGCAGAACCTCTTTTAGGCATACACCATTTAGTTTTACCTTCATTATATTTTTTTAATGCATCTATATATTTCATTTTCTATATTATTATAATATTAAAAATAACCTATAGGTTTAAAAATATCATCTTAATTTCTTCTATGAAAAATAAGAATGGAATCCAAAACTCTAGATAATAAAAATGATATAGACTGCGACGATGAAGATGACTATAAAAATAACATAGTTAATATAATAATAGATTTTATTAAAGACGAAATATTAAAATCTAATATAAGATATGAAATTGTAAAACCTATTTTATTATATATATTATACTATTTAATACCATTTGTACTATTAATAATTCTTTTAAATTTTATAACAACTATAATTGCTGTATGTATAGTATTCAAATATTTAATATAAAAATATCCTTGTATTATAAGATATATATTCAATTATGAAGGAAGATAATAATATTAAACCTTTAATATCTGCCATATTAAATCTATCATTAAAATTGTCAAAGTGCCAAAACCCAAAATCGGCACCTAAATCGGCGCCTAAAGCAGTCGCTAAAACAAAGCCTAAATCGTCACCTAAAGCAGCACCTAAAGCGGCTCCTAAATCGGCACCTAAATCGGTACCTAAAGCGACGAGACGCAAAATGAAAGGAGGTGGAAGTATCGAGTTTTTTGAATAAGATTATTCATATATCATGCCCTTATTTTTGTTATTATTGATAACAGACATTGAATATAATTTAATATAATTATCTTCATTTTTAAAATTATTAATAATATACCATCCTCTTTTATAACAATCTCCCATGGTTTCATAAGGTTCTTTATTAACTATATAGATTTTCCCATTATTAAAAATTGTTATATTATCGTCGCTATTATATTCCATTCTTAAATAGTATATCAGTGCGAGATTTTATATCATTTTTTAATAATATAATTAAATAATGGATGAAGAATTAATTGAAGAATTTAAAGAACTATTCACATTTGATAATGAAAAACGAAATTCGATATTAAATAGAATAATAAACGATAATATAATAAAAGGAGACAAAATAGATATATCAGATGATGTATATAAAGATACTAATATAGATAAATGGGCTTATGATTTGCCGTCTTTAGAAGGTAGTAAAATATTAATTGAAAAACTCATAAAACACCCTATAAATGATAAAGAAACTCTAGAAAAAAGACAACGCGCGATAATAAATTATGATATAGATATCGAAATATTAAAAGAGTATGAAGGAGATATCTTGTGGATATATAAAATAGCAGAGGAGATTAATGAAAATAATTCCATAGAAATATTATTTCCATCTACATTTATTATAAGTTATATAAATTATATTGAAACGCTATTAGACGCCTATCATATTTATAAGATATTTTTCATACCAATAACATCTATTCTTTATCCAATAAGTACATTTATGGCACCATATATATATATTAACAAATATCTTAAAATGAATATTAGTTTTAGCGCTTACTTGGAAATAATAATACAAATTCTGAAAATGATGTGTAATAGTACTGGTAATTTTCGCGCAGATTTAATAAAGTTCGTAACAATATTTTTCTATATTGGTATATATTTGTATAATATGTATCAAACATATGAAATAGCATACTTTTTATATAGTACTAAAGAAAAACTTCATACTAAAATGGAGGGTTTAGTTAAATTCGTAAATCATTCGCTAAATATTATGAATAATATACCTAAAAACATAATTGAACCATATTTTAATATTAAGGCGTCTTATGAAAACATATCAATAAATAATAGCATGTCTAGTATTTATAAAATATGGAAGGATGATATATTAAAAGACAAATTATCTTCGCTTTTAAAAACAATATACGCAGTCGATGTTATTTATTCTATAAATAATTTAATTTTAGAAAAAGAGTGGTCTATCGTATCTTATAATAATAAAGAGACTAAATTTTGGGATGCTAAAAATCCTATATTATCTGAAGGGCAAATATCCAATCCAATAAATTTAAATAAAAATATTATTGTAACTGGACCCAATGCTGGAGGTAAAACGACTTATGTTAAAACCATATTATCAAATGTCATATTGGGGCAGACGTTAGGAGTATCTTATAGTGTTAAATCTAAAATGATTTTATATGATACTGTTAGTTCGTTTATGCGCGTATCAGATGTTCTCGGAAATCGCTCATATTTTGAAGCGGAAGCAGAATATTGCTTAAATATGATTAAGCGGGCGAAAGAAATAAATGCGAATAATAAAACAGGGTTGTTTTTAATGGATGAACCTATGCATTCTACGCCGCCTATCGAAGGAATGTCGACGGCCTACGCAGTTATAGAATATTTAAGTAAATTAAATGGTATTACTTTAATTATTACAACACATTTTCACAGATTGATAAAACTCGAAGAAATATACCCGGATAAATTTATAAATCTTTCAGTTGATGCGATACCGCATAATAATAAATATCACTTTCCTTATAAAATAAATAGAGGTCATTCATATTTGTGTATAGCGATAGAATTATTAGATATTAAGGATTTCCCGAAGGATATTATAGATAATGCGATTAAAATGAAAAACAAAATATGTAATGATATTAATAAATAATGTACGGCTTTTTATTTGATCAAACATATATAAATCTAATTTTATTAGGTTTTTTCCTGTTTATAATAATGTTTTTATGGAGAAAAATTACTATAATTGAAGGAAACTATTTCATATTAGAAAAACGCGTTGATATGTTTAAAAAAAGTGAAAGAGATAGTTTAATATCCAAGAATATTGAAAAGGCCGATATAGTTATGAATGAGATATTTAAAGATAGTACTGCTAAAAAGGCATTTTGTAATAATGTTAATTATACTCCAGGAGATGCCAAGGCTCAAAAATGTACTTTAGATGAAACAATAATAGCGGAAGATGCTATTGATTTGGCGAAATATATTAATATTATGAATGCCCCGAACATTCCCGAAGATATCAAAAATAAAATAGAAATAATCGAAACCTACGATAACCCATCATATGATAATGAAAACATGAAAGATAAAAAATCACTAGAAAAATCTAATTATAATGTAATAAATAACTATGTTGATGTGAATCATGATGAAAATGTTGATGAAAATCCTAAAGTTAATGAGGCGAGTGCCGCTAGTGTCGCAAGAGACGCAAGAGAAGTCAATGTCGTAAGTGATGTAAGAGAAGTTAATGACTTTGGTAATGCTAAAGATATGAATGATGAAAATAATGATATTATGAATGTAATTGTATCCGGGGGAGATAATATAGATAATGATACTGTTTCTATTAGTTCAGATATAACATTTGGGAGCGATCAAGACAAATCTATCACAAAAAAATATAAAAAAATGAGTGTAGAAAAACTTCGCGAAGAATGTGTGGAAAAATCCTTAAATTCAGAAGGTTCAAAAGCGGCACTTATTGCGAGAATATTAGAGTATAATAAAAAGAGTTAAAATAAAAAATATTGTAATTGTATAGATAATAAAATGAATAATAATACTAGGTTAAGCGAATATCGTACAAAATGTCCTATTAAAATGTCTGACGGAAGAATATTCACAGATTATAGACCTCGATGTGCTGTTAATGCCGACTTGATGACTGATTTATCAAATAATAATATGATTAAAGGTAGTTATGAAAGTCGCGTGTTTTTACAGAATAATGCCGAAAAAATAATTGAGATGAATAAAATGAATGCTACGAATAATTTGGCGCCATGTGCCCCCTGTACGCGCCCTAATGATACTTCAGGAACTATGTACCCGGAGCGTTATATAGTTAAATGTACGGCATCAAGTTGCGAAAAAATAGAAGTAAATAAGAACGGTCTTGGAACAAGTACTAGAGTGCATATGTAAGTAAATAAATAAATCTATATATATAAAATAGAGATAATGATTTTTAACGATGAATATATAAATTTAAATGTTAGCGTAAATAATAATTCAAAATTATTATTAAATGGATATATTAAAAATCCTTCACAATATGATAAAATGTTAGTTATAGCGTCAAATCCTATAGATAGAATGACTAATTATTCTGGTTCAGGATTACCTTTCCCGAATGAAAATATAGCATTTGAAAATACCAGAAATATGTTTTTAATTCCGAAATCAGGATATATAAATACTACTTTCAGTTATCCTAATAGTTTTTATTCGCAAGACGGGAAAACGAAAATACTACCTTCTATATACATAGAATTGGGCGAATATAATAACACTTCTTTTCAATTACAATACGAATTATTTGATTTAAATAATCTTCGCACATTAATTAATAGAGAATCTCGTAAAGGGCCGGAATTTTATGGAAAAAAAGACACAATTTTACCCATAGATACAGCAGAAAATGTTATGTACGCATATTCAAAAGCAAAGATTGAAAATGATATAGGTTAAATAGGGTTGTATTATATATCTAGGTAATATCTTTTAGTAATATCTTTTATTTTTATACTGAATTATTATAAATATGTGATTTGTTCTTTTGTTAAACATAAATATAAAAAAATTGATTGATTATTATTATAATAAAATTACACTCTTGCGATAAATATCGTACCGCGAGGAAGTTAGATAGTAAAGTTTTATCGATACTCCTAACTGAAACTGTGAAACTGTGAATCGGTTAAACAGCGGGTACAAGAAGAACTAGCAAAAATGTCAGGCACTGTCAAGATATCCTATAACGTCAATAACATCAAGAGCAATATTACATGGGATGTCAAAAATATCATTTTTAAGTGGCAGGGGATTATTTTCGGAGGATTTGTCAGAGATTCCATCATTGCCGAACATTACGGACAACTTTTCTGGGAAAAACACAACTATAACAAACATTACTGGAACGAACAGTTTGACCCAAGTACAGCGGCGAGAACTCTAATTCCGAATGATGTTGATATATGTCTCAATAATGAACAAAATGTGAATAAAATGATGGAGGACATTACCGCTTTGTTTATTCGCGAGTTTGGCAACGCGAATGTTAAATTTACGAAGAGATTGCTTTCGCGTAATAGTTTGGATTTCAAGAGTTATATTGACAATCCTATAGGGAACTTATATACTTACACATATACCATCGTTGTAGGCGAGATTCCGTATGTTAGTCTTGGTACTCCGTTTAATTACTCGTTTGATATTATTACAACTCCGAAAAAACATTTGAAACCTCCTTTCAACAGACTGGACTTCTTATGTAATTGTTTTATCATGACGAATCACGGAGAGATTATGATGTCTAATTGTACGGGTACTGAAATTGATAAGTTGAAACTCGTAGAGAAAAAAGAGATTGAGAGCAAAATTCTGAAAGACATGATTAATTTCAAGACTGATTATTGTATGAAGTTCATGAAAATTTCCAACAATAACTCGTATGCGTCTGTAAAATCCAATTCTCTGGCGTGTAATAGAATTGAAAAAATGTGTAATAAAAAATATCCCTGGACAATTCAAAATATGCCTATTATTATTGAGCAACCAAAAAAACTCGTGAGCATGTGTAGAAATTGCTGTATTTGTCAAGATACCATTAAAAATAAACAGCGATATATCGCCATGCCCGCGCTTGATTCAAATAACAAAGAGATTCAAGGGCCTCCGATGCATACTGATTGTTTCTTCAAGTATATGAACTCGCAAATCCAAGATAAAAAGAGGGATTGTGAAAACATTTCATATAATATCGGTAGCGCGGATTACGAGGATAATTGTAAAATATTCCTTCGATGCCCTATGAGAAATGAGATTGACTTCGATATTCAAAACATCACGAATATCATCGAGAGATATCTCAAATCTTGAAAGAGTAAAAAATATATATTGTAAATATGTATATATATAATTATATATTTTTTATTTTTGTATATAAGAAAAATATATAATATAATATATATATATAATTCATATGGAACAACTTAAAATAAAATATGATTATTTTTGTAATTATCCTTGCGATATAAATGAACATCTTCCTACTCTTTATAATTATGCGCGAGAATGCGAAAGTGTTATAGAATTAGGTGTAAGAAGAGTTATTTCTAGTTATGCTTTAACCTATGGTTTAATGAATAACAATAAGGAAACTAAAAATATACTATTAAATGATATAAATGAATGTGATGTTAGCGAATTATTATCAATAACTAAGGAACTTCCTATTAACATTAATTATAAATGGATGAATGATTTAGAGTTAGATATAACAGATAATGTTGATTTAACTTTTATAGATACGTGGCATGTATATGGACAATTAAAACGAGAGTTGAATAAATTCTCTAAAATTACGAATAAATATATAATTATGCATGAT